GCAATACCGTTGTAGTAACGCTGAACTCAGTAGTTCTATCAGATCACGTTACAAGCGCAACAATTAACCGCGTATTTGATGAACTTGAAGTAACTGCTATGGGCGATACAGCTCATAAGTTCGTTAAAGGTCTAGAGGCCAGCACAATTACTCTAGATTTCCTAAGCGATACAGCTGCAGCAAACGTAAACGCAACCTTGCAAGCTGCATGGGGTACAACAGTGCCTATTACGCTAAAGCAGACAAGCGCAGCAGTATCAGCTACTAATCCGCTATACAGCACCACAATCCTAGTTAATAACACAACCGATATTAACGGCGCAGTAGCAGACATCGCTACACAATCAATTACATTTACATGTAATTCACCAATCGTAATCACAACTACCTGATAAACAGAATAGGGGCTAAAGCATGGCTAAGTTAAAAGTTACAAAAGTAGATGGCAACGTATCTGAGCATCAGATAACACCATCTATTGAATACGCGTTCGAGCTGTACGCAAAGAAAGGTTTTCATCGTGCTTTTCGTGAGGATGAAAAACAGACAGATGTGTACTGGTTGGCGTGGGAGTGTTTAAGAGCTGCTGGCGAAACCGTGCCAATGTTCGGCGCAGAATTCTTAAAGACACTTAAAAAGGTGGATGTGTTAGAGGATGACCCGGAAGCATAAGGCGTGACTCGTTTACTTACTTGATCGCACGGATCAGTTTGGAAACGGGAATACCGCCTAAAGATTTAATTGGGTTAGATAGCAGGATGTTTACAGCTTTATTAGAAGCGATGAAAGATAGAGCAAAGGAGATCAAAGATGCCAGTAACGGTAAAAGGCGGCATTGATCTCCAAAAGGCTTTAAGAAAATTTACGCCTGATCTAGCTAAAGACACACGCAAAGAAATGGCTAGTTTGCTTAAACCTATTGTGTCTAAGGCGCGTGGCTTTATTCCATCGCAAGCACCCTTATCGGGCTGGGGTAAAGCATCAAGTAATGGCAAATTTCCCGTGTGGGATGGTCGAGCTGCTAAAGGCGGCGTAGGTTATAAAACCAGCCCTAGCCGACCTAACCGCCAAGGGTTCAGATCGTTAGCGCGTATTCAAAACGCATCAGCATCGGGTGCTATCTATGAAACTGCTGGCCGTGTACATGCCAATGGCCGTGAGCAGGGATCATCATTTATTGTTCAGCGACCAGGCTATAACCAAGGCGCAAATATTGTAGCTGCTGGCCCTAATCAAGGCCGTAGCCGTAATCCACAAGCAGGCTACATATTCGTACAAGCGATGAACCAATACGGCATGATTGTAGATGCTAACAATCAAACAGGCGCAGGCCGTAAATCACGCAAGATGAAAGGCCGCGCAATCTTTCGCGCATGGAAAGAGGATGGCGGCAAGACTAACGCAGCCGTTATCAAGGCCATCGAGTCTGCCCGGGATAAATTTAATACGGCTGTGGGGTATAACTAATGGCCATTGATCCATCAGTAAGAATAGATATAGCCGCTGAGTTCACAGGCAAAAAAGCATTTAAGCAGGCAGACACAGCTACAGCAAAACTAATGAAAAGTGTTAAATCATTAGCTGGTGGCCTAGGTATAGCCTTTGGTACAAAAGCCGTAATTAACTTTAGCAAACAAGCTGTAAAAGCCTTTGCTGAGGATGAAGCAGCAGCCCTACGTCTATCTAATGCTGTAGATAATTTAGGCATTGGATTTGCCAACGTAGATATATCTAAATTTATAGCCGATCTTGAAAGATCGGCAGGCATCGCCGATGACATTTTGAGGCCAGCATTTCAGGGGCTATTGACCACTACGGGATCATTAGTCCAATCACAAAAATTATTAAACGATGCCATCACAATCAGCCGCGCATCGGGTATGGATCTCGCCACCGTATCTACTGACTTGGCTAAAGGTTATGTAGGTATTACTAAAGGCTTGGCTAAATACAATACTGGATTAACTAGATCAGAATTGAGTACCAAGTCATTTAATGAAATTTTAGGAATTTTATTAAAACAATCTGCTGGGGCGGCTAGTGATTACTTAGGCACAACGGCCTACAGCATGGATGTATTAAGCGTGGCAACAAGCAACGCATCCGAGATTATTGGCGGCGGCTTAGTTGATGCTTTTGCGGCTGTTGGTGGCGGTACTGAGGCAAGCGATGCGGCTTATGTTATTGAAACTATTGCTACTGCTCTTGCTAACGTTACACGGGCTTCGGGCCGTGTAATCGGTGTTATTCCTACGCTAATTAAAAACCTAAAAAATCTACCTAAAAGTATATTCTTGGGTTTTGCGGGTGCGCAGGCTGGTGTAAAACTTACACCAACACCAACACCAACACCAACACCAACAGCTTTACAATTATCTGAAGAGGAACGCAAAAAGCGTTTAGCAAAATTAGAAGCCGATGCAGCCAAGCGAGCCAAGGCATTAGCGTTGCTACAAAGCAAGCAGTTAGCAAATACCAAAAAGCAAGCAGAATTAGAAAAGAAAAGATTACTGGCAGAAAAGGCTAAAGCTGCGCTATCTAAGGCCGCTGCGGTATTTGATTTAACTAAGATTCAGATAGCAGCTGCGCTAAAGGCTACCTACGATAAAGATGAACGCCTGCGCCTATTGGCTATGCAAGAGATTGAAAACGATAACGGCGAGGCTGCCCTTAAACACCTAGCTGAGTTAAAGCTGCTAACCAAAGAACAGCAAACTAATAAGTTAGCCGGTATAACCGAGATTAGCCAAACTGAATTAAGTTCAATTAACGCAATATTACTTAAAGAATTAGACCGCATATCATCATCAAAGATGACACAAGAACAGGCAGATGAAGCGCGTGCGGAAGCCTACAGAAAATACAACGCAGCTATAATTGCATCAGGTGGCTTAGCTGAGGCTAATTTTTATACTGAGAAAACACAAACAGATTTATTAAAAATAGCAAAATTAGCAGCCTTGCATGATGTGGCAACAGCTCAGGCCACGCTAGATATTCTCAACTACACTTCACAAACAGATATAATTGCCCGTATTGCAGCTGCTCAGAAAATAGCAGACGATACTAAAATGAAGGATTTAAAAGATTACCTAGCTTTACTAGGTACAGCAGCAGGAATAATTGGCGGGTTAACAGGTGGTCTAGCTATAGCAAAAGGTGCAGTTGAAGTTATACCTAAAATTTTGCCACCTGGAGTTGGTGGCGGCGGCCAACCAATACCACCTGGCTATGGGGGCATCTTTGATTACATGCCACCTGCAGGATCAGCAGGATCATCAAACAGCTCAGTAACAGTAATAGTTGAAGGCTCAGTATTAGATGGTAATGATTTTGTGGAAATTGTAAACGATGCGTTACTAGATGCTAATAGGCGAGGTTTATCTCGTTTTCCTGCTGGAACGTTACCGGACAACGGCTAATGCCAGTACCTACTATAAACGCGGTTATTAACTTTGGTACAGGCCCATCGACTGCCCAAGCCTTCATCATTGGCGAAGGCATATTCGGTACTAACGTATTGGCAGACTCAGCTGCGCTAATCGTAGATGTAAGCAACGTAGTCGATAGCGTTAGTACAAAGCGCGGCAGATCAGCTACAGCCGATGAATTCCAGACGGGCACACTAACCCTGCGTATCGTGGATCAAAATGGCGATTTTAACCCACAAAACCCTAGTAGCCCGTACTTTGGATTCTTAACCCCTATGCGTAAGGTGTCCATATCGGCTACTTATGGCGGTACTACTTACCCAATGTTTAGCGGATTTATTACTAGCTATACGACCACTACGCCACGCAACGCGAACGATGTCGTGTACACGACTATTTCAGCGGTTGATGCCACGCGCCTAGCGCAAAATGCCCAAATCAGTACCGTTACAGGTGCGACTGCTGGCGATCTAAGCGGTACACGGATCAATCAGATACTTAACACTATTGCTTGGCCATCATCTATGCGTGATGTTGATGCTGGTTTAACTACGTTGCAGGCAGACCCCGGTACTGCGCGTACAGCCTTAGCAGCTTTACAGACAGCCACTAATAGCGAATATGGTGCTGTATATGTAGATGCAGCGGGATCGTGGACTTTCCAAGACCGTTTAGTAACTACTGCCAGCATCGGCGGTACAGCTACCGTGTTTAACGATAACGGTACAGATATTGGCTATTCCAATGCCGTATGGCGTACAGATGACACCCTTGTATTTAACCAGGCAAACGTAAGCCGTACAGGCGGCAGCGTTCAGTCTGCAGTAAATGTTGCAAGCGTTGAGAAATATTTTGCCCATACTTACAATATCCAGAACTTACTTATGCAGACCGATGCAGTGGCCCTGGACTATGCCCGTGCATACGTTGCCAGCCGTGCTGAAACTAGCGTGAGATGCGATGCCATCGAGCTAGACTTATACACAGATAATTACAACACAGGCATAATTGCAGCCCTAGATTTAGATTTCTTTGACCCGGTAACTATCACTACTAACCAACCTGGTAGTTCAACACTTACTAAGACCCTACAAGTTTTCGGCGTGGCACACAGCGTTACCCCGAATAAATGGCGCACTACCTTTACTACACTAGAGCCTGTAATAGACGGGTTTATTATTGGTAACGCTAATTATGGAGTTTTAGGCGTTAATGTACTTTCATACTAAGGAGAAATAAATGGCAACAGGATTCCCAGCAGTAACGGGTGATGTACTCACTAGCGGCATGTTTAACGGCCTAGTGGCATTTACCCTTAATGCTCAGACTGGCACTACATACACAGCGGTATTAACCGATCAATACCAGGTGCTAGTAACCATGTCTAACGCAGCTGCTAACGCGTTTAAAATACCTACTAACGCATCCGTGGCTTTTGCCGTGGGTACAGTTATCACGGTAATGAATATAGGCGCAGGCACTTGTACTATCTCAGCTGTAACTAGCGGTACGACTACAGTGCTATCTGCTGGTGCTACTGCTGCATCTCCAACACTGGGGCAATATAAATCTGCTGCGCTTATCAAAACTGGCACTGATGCTTGGTACGTTGTAGGTGCGGTCGCATAATGTTAAACACGATTGCTGCTATTTACGCATTAGGTAAGCCAAGCGTTAGCGGTGGCACATTATCTAGCGATGCTACTTATTTTTATCGTGCCTTTACTGCTACCAGTTCATTAATAGTAAGTGGCGGAAGTCTAACCGCTGATGTTTTAGTAGTGGCAGGTGGCGGTGGATCAACAGGCGGATCAGCTAACGGCGGCGGTGGCGCAGGTGGCGTACTTGGATTTGCTTCACAATCTTTAAGCGGTACATACAATGTTACCGTTGGCGGTGGTGGCGCAGCCAATAACGTAGATAACAAAAACGGTTACGTTGGCAATAGTTCTACTTTTGGATCATTAACTACTTGCGATGGTGGCGGTGGCGGTGGTGGTCGATCAGGTTCAGGCGGCGGTTATGCTGGTGGAACTGGAAATGGTAACCCAGATGGCGGTGGCCCAGGCGGTTCAGGCGGTGGTGCTTCAATTAACGGCGCAGCATCAGGTGGTACTGCTACGTCAGGCCAAGGAAATACTGGCGGTGGCGGTGGAGCACTTGCTGGCGGCCAAGGCGGTGGCGGTGGTGGCGGTAAAGGCGCAGCTGGCAACCGCGGTTATAGCAACGGCAACGGCAACGGCGGTGCGGGCACAAATACAGTTACTAACTGGGGCGCACTATCTGACGCACTTACCGCAACGGGATTAGGCGTTAGCGGTTACATCGCTGGCGGTGGAGCTGGAACTGTAAACGATACTGGCGGTGGCGGTGGAGCTGGTACAGGTGGTTCAGGTGGTGGCGGTAACGCTTCTGTTGCTGGTGCTGGAACTAACGGTACTGCTAACACAGGTTCAGGCGGCGGCGCATCAGGCGGTTCAAGTCAATATGGCGGCGCAGGCGGCTCAGGCGTTGTAATAGTTCGTTATCTGAAATCGGCGGTTTGATATGAGTCACTGGGCAGAAATAGATAAAAACAATATTGTAATCCGCGTATTAGTAGGCGATAACAATGAGCCTGATGAAGGCCAAGCATTTATGGAATCACTTGGCGGTACATGGGTTAAAACCAGTTATAACGGCACTATTCGCAAAAATTATGCTGGGATTGGCATGACTTATGACGTTGAACGAGATGCTTTTATAGGCATTAAATGCGAACATAGTGAAGCAGTATTAGATGAAAATACTTGCCAATGGATATGTAACAGCAACGACCATAAGCCGAAAAATGTCAGCGATTAGTTATAACGGTTGGCCAGCATCTAAGGATGCTGAGTCAATCCGTATCAAGTCTTACCCAATTAAGGGTACAAAGATAAAGCTGCGTTGCGCCTATTTCGCTGCACCTTTACTGGTTGCCTTTGCTGAGCAGTTTAATGAGCTGATCGAGCCGATCGATGGCGGCACGCTAGATGACTGGGGCTATTGCTATCGCGATGTTAGAGGCGTACCGGGCAAGTTGAGCAATCACAGCAGCGGCACAGCCATTGATCTGAACGCGACCAGGCATCCTCTTGGCCGTGCTGGCACTTTTGAGCCAGGTGAAGTGACGATGATTTTAGCCTTGTGTAAGAAGTACGGCCTAAATTGGGGCGGTACATGGAAACGCAAAGACGAAATGCATTTCGAAATAGCACAAGACCCTATTAAGACAGCCAAATTAATTGAGAAGTTAGGATTAAATTATGCCGACTAGCGCACAAGTAACAGTAACCACTACAGCCACGCTTTTAGTAGCTGCAAATATTATGGATCAGACAGTATGGCTACATAATTTAGGCGGCGGTGCTGTCTATTTAGGCGATGCTAACGTAACTACATCTAATGGTTACAAACTAGATAACGGCGATAAAATGCAAGTGCCTGTAGGAGATCATGAAGGCTTATATGGAATTGCTGCATC